GTTTCATTTTCGTAGATAAATAACATTTTAAATTGGAGCGTAAATGTTTGAAACAATAACATCAGTTCAGTGGATACTTCTTATAGGGGTATCCATTTCCGCTTTCATGATAGGTAAAAATTACGCTACTATGAAAATGGAACAAATCATTGAGCATACTATATTAGCTTTGATTGAGCAGAGAATGATCAAAGCTAAAAGAGATGCTTCTGGTGAATACGAAATATACGAATACGATCAAGAAATTTAACAGTTGCACTTATTATAAAAAGAGACTATAATAAGGTATATATGATGGAGATGTGAATGAAGAAGATTCGTAAAAAACGTAAACTAACCGATGAGCAGAAAGCTGTACTAGTAGAACGTATTACTAAAGCACGTGAAGCTAAGAAGCCAGCTGCTCAGTTATCTATTCATGAAACTGTTCGCAGTCTACCTGATGATGATATCTTCTCTGTGAAGAATGTCAGAAGTTGGATTAAGAATGCTAAAGATAAGTTATCTGGTATGAGAAGCTGGAAGAACTCTAAAGAAAAGGGTCAAGCATCTGAGTACCTAGTACAGCAAGGTTACTTACATAACTTGCAAGCTTATCTACGCGATGGTGTCTATAGGGATTTGTACTATGGTGAAGAGCGTCAATTTAAAACTAAGTTTAAATGTGTCGTAATGGCATACAATAAAGATGGCACTCCTAAGCGTAGTGTGGGTGTAATGTACCCAGACATAGGTGTCTATACAACTGAAATGGACAATGAGGTAAATGGCAAAAGAGCAGTTCCTAACAAAAAACAAGTTCGCAAAAATGGTAGAAGTAAAGGTAAGAGAGCACCGGTATAGCTACATGGACGCAATCATTCATATCTGTGAGGATATAGAATTGGATCTGGAAGATATACGTAAGTATGTCTCTGGATCTATAAAAGAGAAAATTGAGGTTGAGGCAATGAATCTTAATTATCTTCCACGAGGTAACACATTGCCAGTTGACTTATAATAAATAAGTCTATATAATGATCAAGTGGATAAAACATACACAAAAATATACTGTAACATACAAGGAAAATATAAATGAGTTTTGCAGCACTAAAAACTAATCGCACCGACCTATCTAAACTAGTAGAAGCTGCTAGTAGCGGTCCAGGCGAACAAACTAAAACCGATAATCGAAATGACGAGCGCTTTTGGCAGCCTACACGAGATAAAGCTGGCAATGGATATGCTGTAGTTCGTTTTCTTCCTGGTGACGCTGAGGCTCCTACGCCTTGGGTACGCTACTGGGATCATTTCTTTAAAGGACCAACCGGTCAATGGTATGTAGAGAAGTCTCTTACATCTATTGGTCAGGCTGATCCTCTATCAGAGAGCAATAGTAAGTTATGGAACGAAGATGGTTCCGAAGAGGCCAAGCGTATTGTACGCGAGCGCAAACGGAACTTACGTTACATTGCTAATGTACTTATTGTCTCTGATCCATCTGCTCCAGAGAACGAAGGCCAAGTGAAACTATATCGCTTTGGTAAGAAGATCTTTGATAAGATTATGGACTCTATGCAGCCTCAGTTCCCTGACGAGGCTCCTGTGAATCCATTTGATATGTGGCAAGGTGCTGACTTTACGATTAAGATTCGTAAGGTAGAGGGTTACCCTAACTACGATGCATCTAGCTTCAAGTCTCCTGCTCAAGTAGCTGGCGATGATGATCAGCTAGAAGCTATCTACAATAAGCAACACGACTGTACTGAATGGACTGATCCTAAGAACTTCAAGACATATGATGAGCTTAAGTCTCGTCTGGCTCTTGTATTAGGTGAAAGTGCACCACGTACTGTACGTGAGAATGTATCATTAGATACTTCTACACCTTATGTAGCTCCTCAAGCTTCTGCTCCTGCAGCGGCTGCTCCTATGGCTGCTCCTGCACCTATGGCAACAGCAGAGAATACTGCTCTTGATGAGGATGATACTATGTCGTACTTTGCTAAGTTAGCAGCTGACGACTAGTACTATACTAAGGTCCACCTATAATATCAAAGCCTCCACCATTATCAAGATCTCTGGTGGGGGTATTTGCTTGTAAAGATATAGAACCACTATTATAAGTGGTATTAGATGCATCTACTTGACCAATAGCAGTATTTTGACCAAGCATCTCACGATTAGCTGATATAGCATCTAAAGCACTAAGCTCATCTCCAGACTTTGGAGAATATGCTAATCTTTCTACAAAATTTAAACCAGGGGGCAGATTGTCTCTTCTACCTGTTTGTAAATCACTAGAGTAATCATACTGATCTGCTCCATTATTATATCGAGCTACTGTTCCATTACGCTTAGCATATGACATATGAGAAAAAGCTTTTAAATCTTTTTCATTAAGCCCTAGTATGTACTTACTAAATTTTTCTACTTCACCTCCACCTGACATAAATGTTAAATCTCCGCCGCCTATATCTGTGACGTATTTTTTCAATGCGTCTCTAGCAACTACTAGTCCTTTTGCATCACCTGCAAGTAAAGCACCAACCATATTATTATAAAGATTATCAAATCCACCTGATATAGTAGCAGTGTTATCCCGATCCATCGTAGTAGGCATAAAGGATAACATTGCAGCATTAAATGCTACTCCTGTTAATGCTTTAGCGGCAAATCCTAACCCTTTTCCAATAACTGATCCCTTAGTAGCATTAGCGGCTGTGTTTAATGCAGTCTCTGCTAAGTAGGCTTCTGGAGCAAATACTGCACCAGCTCCTTTAAAGGTAGAGGTCCCAACCTTGTTAATTTTGTTTGAGACTGTCTTTTTTACACTGTCCATGGTCATAGCCTTAACAGGCTTTTTTTCTGCTACTTTTATTTCTTCTAATAAAGCTGCGTGACCTACATACACATTGGACATAATACTTTTATAAGCAACTCTGCCATCAGCTTGTATATCTCTATAAACACCTACCTTAGTTAAAATAGTATCAGGTACAGCATTTAACAGTTTCGCATTACTTAATACACCAGGTGGCGGCCCAGTCTTAACAGGTTTTGTTACTGCATTTTCTATAGCACCAACCCCAGGTGGTTTTGCGTTACTATAGAGTTGATTACCTTCTGCTACAATACCAGATAATACTGCAGTAGGAGCTTTCTTATAAGCTCTATTTAATCTCTTTGAAAAATCCTTTTGCTGAGCTTTAAGATCTTTAGCTGCTTGAACTCTTGCATCTGCTTCTGCTATCATCATGCGCGCCTGTCTCATGGACGCAGCTCTTCTTGCCTTTGCATCTTTAGCATCTTTATTTTTTTGATACTCTGTTTCAGCATCTCGAATCAGGTCTTTTGCTCTTCGTTTTTCGGACGCTCTTCTATATCGTTCTTTATCTAGTTCTTCCTGTATACGAGCTTTTTCAGCTTTTTGCATACGTTTTAATTCATCAGCTTCTATTCTTAGTATACCGCGCCGAGTTTTAAGAGTATCATCCATAACGTTTCTTATTTTATTATATAACCCTTTAAGTATTACAGTGCCAGGAGCTAATGCTGCAAAACCGAGAGCTTTTAACCAGTTCATTGGATTCATTAAAGCCTTTACAAGATCACTTATAGCACCTGCGCCGGCTCCAATAGTACCTAGTACTCCCCTACTCTTTATATTGCTTGGCTTTAAAGCTCTAGACTTATCTAATCTAGCTTCTAAATCATCAAGCCTGCTTCGCTCTGCTAATTTAAAAAACTTATCAAACTTAGCATCAATACTCTTAAGAGTCTTGTTACTTTCATCAGTATCATCATTACCTACTCTTACTAGTTCAGCTACATCTGATAAACTTGTCATACGCCTTGCTCTCTTCTCATCTGGTCTTCTTTTAACTTATTGGTCAATAACGTTACGTATATTTCCCTCTCCCACGGTAGCATCATATAAAGATCTGTTAATGTGTATTTATGGTTTTCCATTAATAAAAAATTGACATTATAGAAATTTATTAAGTCTTCATGGGAAAGGGCTATCCGAAAAAATCGTTAAGCCCCTTTAATGTGTAGTTATTATGTGTATCACACCCTGTACATGTAAATTTAATGTCTTTACTTACTTGAGGGGCATTTTCAACAAACTCTCTTAACTTAGAAAATTGATCTGTAGTCAAAGAGTTAATAAACTCTATAACGCTTTCATCACTTTCATCCTGTACAACAAAATGCTCTTCTTCAGTTAATATTTTATCTAGAGAACGTAATACATTTTCAAACATATATTCAGCATATGTTTCTGGACTTGATATCTTATGGTTATTAGTACTATCTGTATAAGAGAGATGTTTCATTTCTACACTTACTTTTTCGGTAAGTTGAATAGTTCTATCTACTTCTTTTGATATAGGCACAACAATCTCATCTAGCTTTACTGTAACTTCATTCTCAGCATCACATTTGGAACACATAAAGTTAACTGATATACTTTCACCAACTGCTTTTGATCTAATGTTAATGAATAAATATTCAACATCAAACATGGTAAGTGTGTCTAAGTTAATATCTGTCTCTACACAGCTTTTAATCAGATCTGTTGTAGCTGCAGCTATCTGTTTTACATCACCAGATTCTAGAGCAATTAATAATATCTTTTCTTCTTTTACTAAGTAAGGTCTATATCTTGTCTCTTCTCCAGTGGAAGGTATTGTAATGCTGTAGTAAGGTACATCATTAATATTAGGTAGTGCCATGATTTAATCATCCTTATTATTTTGATGCCCAGTTAGTATATGATAACTGGACGCTGAGCTTAACTAGACCGTCTTGCTCATCAGTAAATTCAA